CCACTATACCTTTCGAAAAGGTATAACCAAATTGCATTGGTTTTGCTCCACTATACCTTTCGAAAAGGTATAACCAAATTGCATTGGTTTTGCTCCACTTTTTTTACACCTTTTCTCATTGAAAACGCCCATTTTTTATCTTGTTATATTGTATGAAGAAATATAACAAATTACTTAAAAATAAATTTGTAAAAAAGAACGCAGATATACATTGTTTGGTTGGCGAATATATTGTTATTGGAAATCCAAATATTAAATCATTTGAGTTAAAAAAAGAAAATATTGTAAAAATTAAAGAAGAAAAAGGTCATATATTAGGATGTTGTAAAAAAAATGATGATGAATTTGTGTATGGGATAAATTTATTTTCAGATGATTTCAGGCTTCATATATTACCATTATTTCCAATAAACGAACCCATTTATACATTTATATTACATAAGAACGGTGTTATACGATTTAGAATTAATGACAATATACCACAAATTTATAAATTATTATTTGCTTATGTTGATTCAACTGGGTTTATAGATACTATAAATAATTTAATTCATGTTTCAAAAAATGGTTGTTTTTGTTTTGGATTATTAACACAGGACAATAATATTGTAAGATATAATCGTTGGAATGATGATTGTGAATTATTTGCTGAATATATAAAAATTCATGATTGATTTCATAATGGGCGTTTTCAATGTGCGAAGGTGTAAAAGTGGATAAAAGTGGAGAAAAGTGTATTTTATCGTCCTGTCCACACTTTCACAACGCCTCTAGGTATTTTGTTGCGATTTACGTCCTCTTCATATGCATCGTATGTATACCCCCATTTTTGATAACTCATTATGTTTCCAAACAGTGATTTTACACCTCTGCATTCTTTGAAAAAGATAGTCCCAAATATTCTCTCTAACGAACATCTATCTTTTCTACAATTCACCGATTCAATCATATTCGAAATCTTGTATTTTGTCTCTAAACTCTGTAAAAATCTGTGATTGATAAAGCTCTGCACACCAAAACAACCACTCCACTTGGTGTCATTGAAATGGAACATTTGTGTATGAAAATCACGGTCTAGCATTTGTTTGACTGAACCGTTGTTTTGCAGTGCGTTTGCAATGCGCATTGTATTTGTTATGTTTTCTTTGTCTGCTTCAAATGTCCACAATGGCAATACGCGATGACCCAATAACTTATCGAAATTGATTCGTCTGTGAAAAAATATACTGTCGTGGATTATAACTGCATGTTCAAACCATTTATACTTCAAGTAATAATAATACGGGAGAAGTTCACCTCTCCCGGGAAACTCGCTTTGGATTATTTCTACATTCGTATAATCATTTTCAGCCTTTAGAAATTCTGTCCTGCTATTATCATCTATAATTACGATTTTATTGTTCGGGTAAAATCGCCTTATGCAACGGATTGAATTGTTCCAATATTTGTTAGTTTTTGCAGAATTGACGTGTCTCGTGATTACAAACCCATAGTTGTCCATCTACATAATCAAAACATAATTTATTAATCGATTAAATTATATTTTACAAACATACAGGTATTTTATCAATATCAAATATATCCCCTTTGATGTTACCAGTATATTCATATGCCTTAAATTCTGGTCTTTCCAACTGTTTATTTGGGGTATGATTGTGCACACACCTGGAAATCATTTTATAAAGTTTAAATTCTGGATATCTCTCGGTTCCATTGTTCTTATACAAAAGATTTCCTCCTTTGTCGTCGAGACACCATTCGTAAATCAGTCGTTTTACAGGATCGTCATGTTTTGTTTTTTTTACATCATCGATAACGTAATCGAATATAGAACATGCCAGCCTACATAAATCAAAACTGAAGTTGGGTTCCAATCTGGGTTTTTGGTCGTTGAAATACGGCTCTGTGTTGTATTGTGTTGCTGCATCTCCCCCCAATTTAAAACTGTCACTGCAAAACACCTTACCGTTGACCTTATAGATGCTTCTACCAAAGTCAATTATTTTGAATATCCTACCAAATGTCGACACTTTGTAATATTTCTTTTTATACAAATAATAGATGTGTTTTTTATCAGTTGAATTATACATTACATTATTGGTATGAAGATCGTTGTGTGTGAACGAAAATGTCTTTTGATACGTAATCAAAATCATTATAATTTGCATCAACGCCGAAAACCATTCATCTGTGCTTAAATCATTTGACAGAATAAGATCATCAAACGTATTTTCGCAACTCTCCATACAAATGACCTGAACAGGAAACTTGGGGATTGTTGCCTCTATGACTTCATCGATCGACGACTCTTCATCGTCTTCTGTCGGGGACCATTCTGTATCATCGTTACATGACGACCCCGATCTTGAACCGTCTTCAATGTCGCAATCGCTATCATCGTCGTTTGTATGTGACGATGTTGACGAGCACGTAGAATTACTTCTTAAAGTTGTGATATTGTGATCGTTCACACAAGAAATTTCATTAATGTCCATCACTGCAATTGTGTCGACATTTGTTATATTGTCTTCTTCAAACACATTTTCAAACGCGTCGTCGTTTAATGATTTGAATGAAATACACGATTTAGCACTTGAGTTGTATTGTATTTGAATTGGCTTCAACTTCTTTGCATCTTCAAACAAATGCTCGTAATCATCAACTTTATAGAGAATATTTATGTTTTTTTTGAAGAATTCAGAGTCGTTCAAGTAGTCTATATCGTCGAATATATTTATTTTGAAATCATTCTTGTGTGCTAGAAACGAACCGTAGTAATCGACACCGTTTAAAAAATTGTGGTCGTGAATGAGAAAATTAGTAAGAAATAAAAAAAGACCATCTACGTATGCCGAATTGTTCACGTCAGTGTATTTTGGATTCGTTTCTTTTGATGCAAGGTCCGGTAAACTGAACAAATTCGGGTCGTTCACGTTGTATTTCCCAATCAAATATTTGTATGGGTCCAGCAACGGAGCCATTTTGAAAAATATCTCGACATCTGTTGTTTTTTGATTGTGTATGTTCTTCACACGACACAATGAACCTTTGTTTTTTACATTTAAAATATACCATTTATGATTCAAGTTCACATGATTGAAGTTAGTTTCATTCAGCGAAAAAAATCGATTGTAGATCGGTATATAATTTTGCATTTTAGAAAGATACAAAGAGTCTGGATCTTCTAAACTTTTGAAAAGTTCGACATTTCTTCTTTTTTGGTAATTCACAACATTCGCCATTAGCCTTTAAAAATATAAATTCTCTGCGTTTTTAACTTATGTTTCATACATTAGAATGCGGTTTATTGAACAATTTAAAATGTTCGTTCATGTTATCAATGGCGTCTCTTGAATTAAAAAAGTTTGACATGAAAAACATCAGTTTCAAGCCGAATGAATCGAAAGGTCCAGTCGTCGTCCTCATTGGAAGACGTGATACGGGTAAGAGTTTCCTCGTTCGGGACCTGCTTTATTATCACCAAGAAATACCAATTGGCACAGTCATATCAGGGACCGAAGAAGGCAATGGTTTTTACGGCAAAATGGTGCCGAAATTGTTCATTCACAATGAATACAATACCGCAATCATAGAAAATATTTTGAAAAGACAAAAAACAGTCTTGAAACAAATCAAGAAGGAAATCGATACCTACAAACGAAGCACCATTGATCCTCGTGCATTTGTTATTTTGGATGATTGCCTGTATGACGATTCGTGGGCGAGAGACAAAATGATGAGATTGCTCTTCATGAATGGACGTCATTGGAAGATCATGCTAATCATAACTATGCAATATCCGTTAGGAGTCCCACCTGTATTAAGGACTAATATTGATTACGTTTTTATTCTAAGAGAGCCCTACATAGCAAATCGAAAACGCATCTACGACAATTATGCCGGAATGTTTCCCACATTTGAGTCCTTTTGTCAGGTCATGGACCAATGCACCGAGAATTATGAATGCCTAGTGATAAACAACAACTCGAAATCGAACAAATTACAAGATCAGGTGTTTTGGTATAAGGCCGACAACCACAATGACTTCAAATTAGGCTCTAAAGAGTTCTGGGAATTGTCGAAAGGATACAACTCCGATGACGAAGATGAGAAATATGATCCTGGGAACGTGAAAAAGAGAGGTTCTGGGCCGAAAATTAGCGTGAAAAAGGCTACAAAATGGTAATCATAAACTTTTTGGAAAAGTTTAACCAAAATTTTGTCTTACTCTACATTTGGGTAAAGCAATATTTTGGGTAGATTGGTTTTGGTTATAAAAGCAAAAACAATTAAATAAAATACAATATAAAGACATCCTTCTATTGTAAACTATAATGGATTCATCATTAAACATTGTTGAACTCATTGAGAATAACCCGATAACCAAGTTATCGAGCACATATAATGGCAAATTATTGACAAAAATTAAAGAGGGGTTCACAAATTTCGAGCAACAATTATTTGTTTCGAGCTTTTATTGTTATTTGAATTGTGACCAGAAAAATGATTTTGTCATTGATTTGGATCATGTATGGAAATGGTTGGATTTTAATCAAAAATACGGCGCAAAACGAATATTAGAACAAAATTTTGTTATTGATAAGGACTATAAAGTTTTGCTCCCCTTTGCGGGGGAGCAAACAAATACAAACTTGCTTAACCAACAGGTTAATCAAACAGTTGCCCATGAAGCTTCAGGAGCAAAAAAGGGTCGGGGTGGTCATAACAAAGAAATAATCATGTTAAATATCAAGACCTTCAAATCGTTGTGCTTGAAAGCCGGAACAAAGAAGGCGGATGAAATTCACGATTATTATTTGAAAATGGAAGAAATTATTCACAAAGTTGTTCAAGAAGAAAGCGACGAACTCAAGTTACAACTCGAACAAAAGGACAACATTATCATGGGAATCCAAAAAACCGCCGAACAAGAAAAACAACAAATAAAAAAGGATGTCGAACAAGCAACCATCAATCAATTCCCCAAGAACACTGAATGTGTGTATTTTGGAACAATTGATAACCCTGGACAAGGAGAGAAACATATCAAATTTGGACAGACCAACGATCTTCAATCGAGGGTCTACAATCATCGCGGGAAGTTCGACAACTTCGTATTGGTGACAGCCTTCAAAGTGCAAAATAAAATCGAAATCGAGAATTTAATCAAAAGTCACCCGAAAATCAAGAAACAACTTCGCCAAATCACCGTAAAAGATAAGGTATACAAGGAAATCATTGCTTATGATGAGACGACATTCACAATAAATAATTTGTCTTATTACATCAAGGAGGTGATCAAAAGCAAACAATACAGTATTGATAATTTCAATGTATTGTTGAAGCACAACGATGAACTTGAGTCTGAAGCAGTAATGACACGAATGAAAATCGACGAATTGACATCTGCCAATCTAAAGCTCGTTTTACTTGAAGAAGAGATGAAATTGAAAATCGAAGATCTGACAAAACAACTTGTCATTGCTAAACAGGATCAAGTAACAGAACCTGTTGTTGAAGACGATCAAAGTAAACGGTTCGCCGAATTCATCAATGAATGTTGTATCGTTCGCAATGATGTGGAAGAATCATCTACAAACATGGAAGGACAATTTAGGATTTGGAACAGAATGAAGCCATCCAAGGAGACATTCCATTTATTCAAGGAATATCTAGATACACGATTTCGACCGAAGCGACTGCAAAAACAAGACAAGAATCAAATCGTTCACGG